TGCTTTATTCATTAAATCATCCATAGAATACATTTTATATGCTTCTTGTACTTCTTCGTAGTTTTTCTTGCCTTGTTCGTACATATCATTCATCAGCTGTACATTCATACTATACTGCTGATCCATGTAATCTTTTGCTAGTTTGAGCATGTCTGCTCTAATTTCAAATGGGTTCTTATTAGTCATTGACGTAACCCTTCATATCTGTTGCAAGCTTATGAACAGCTTCGTCCATAGCTTTAAGTTGATCTTTATAAAAGTTAAAAGTGTAAGCATTTGCTGCTTTGCTAAAAGTATCCCATCCGGCTACTTTTAAGTCGACCATTTCTTCATAGAAAGTTTTATTATGGTCCATAAATTGTTTGTATGTAAAAATCATTTACATCTCCTATTTTGTGTGTTGTGTGTGACTAAGAGGGCGATCTCCCGCCCTCTGTGCTTATTTATATGGATTACTAATTATCATGTAATTTTTGTATTTCCATCATGCACTTCCGAGACTCCTCGTGAAGCCCCATTCTTGCGAGCTCCGCTGCCGCTCTGGAGTATCCAATCGTCTGCGTAAACCGATCGAATGAAGACCACAAACCCGACAAGGGTGAGAAGACATAGTTTGCTACTAAAGCTGTCATTAGACCCAACCTCTTAGATTGTTATTAGTTCTAGCGTTTTCGATAGTTGATTTACGGCGGGCAACAGTATAAATGTCACCACGTGTAAGACCAATATCTGCTAAATCATAATCCGATAATTTGCCTAGTTCTCTTTCTGTTGCTTTAATAACTTTACGTTCTGAACGATGTTGTTTAAAAGTTCTAAACGCTTCTATAATGGATTCAATTGCCCTCGTTGAGTAACTGTGGGCTGTTAGTATTGCTTGTGTCATTGTTTTCCTCGTTTTTACCAATATTGATTTTACGAGGACGCTGATTTTCTGGGACAACATACTTCAGTTCGATTGCAAGTATGCCGTCTTGAATATCTGCTCCGTGCACTTGTACGTGCTCAGACAGCCGGAATGTGCGTTTAAATTTCTTTGTGGAAATTCCACGGTGAATAAACTCACGACCCCTTGAGACGTGTTCTCCCACTACCGTTAAAGTTCTATCTTTAACCTCAACAGATAGTTCATCTTTAGAAAATCCCGCAACAGCAAGTTCAATAAGATAATCATTCTCATCAGTTTTAATAATATTATGTGGAGGATAATGATCTTTTGAATGTTTAGCTGTATATTCTAACTCGTTAAACAGATGGTCAAAGCCAACAAAAGATGAACGTGGAAAAAGTGTTTGTATGCCTGTCATTGTTTTCTCCTTTTTGTCAAGCAAGAATTAATAGTGGACCAGTAAAACTGCATCCACTATTATTTATAATGATGAGCTATTACTCTAGTGAATAGCTGCTATTCTATTTACGTCCAATATTATATTTTGGACATAGTTCCCATTCCTGTTTATCTTTAAACGGAATGATTTTAATTTGTCTTAAGGGTGATAAAGGCTGCGCTTTACTTTCATCTTGGATTGTAACCAAGCCCCAATCAGACATAAGAGTGGCGATTGTATTTCTACGAGCAACATCGCCTTCTTCTAAATTAGATTTTTTACCATCTAATAAAAACAGTTCTTTAAAATGAACTATAAAATATCTGCCTTGCTTATGTAATATATGGCAAGACTGAAATAATTTCTTTTCTTTTCGAGATGCAACGCCGATGCGTGTAAGTGTTTCTCTAACCTTTAAAAAATCATCAGGTTCATTAAGAGAAACTTCTAACATAGTTTCTGGGGTCCATTTCACTAACTCATTATTGACTTCATTCATATCTTCAACTCACGTAAATTTATTATTATAGTTATAATACATGATTCTTTTCATGATAAAACTATTTATAATATATAACTTTTAGGGTTTTCTACCACCCTTACTCAACTTTTTACTAATAAACGTAAGTTGTTCTTTAGATAGTAATGGCAAAACTTGAAATGCTTTTTCTTTAGAATAGCCATAATATTCTTTTATTAAGTCAATGTCTGAATTTTTATCTTCTTTTGTCCACTTTGAAAATCTTTTACGTTTTCTAATTAGAGTTCTAAGAAAATCATATTGTAACTTAGAATCTATATGAGCATATCTATTCATCTCATTTGCATAGATAACTGTATCATTGAAATAAGATAAACCACGATTAACCATAAAAGAATTATATGCTTTCTCATCAAGATTATCGTGCATAATATTTTCTTTAGAATAGTTAATACTATTTAAATAATCAAAATGATTCATGATATAGCCCTTACTAATGTTTGCATTCTCATAACATCTAATGCAATATCGTGAACTGGATCATGATGAATAAAGTTATCGCAGCCTTCGGGCATAAAACTATTTTTTAATCCGCTACCCCAAGACAGACCTTCTATTATTGATCTAGTATCTCGTAGTTGCCAAAAAGAATATGGATGAGGTTTATGAAGTTGATCCATAATATTTTCAAATATAATAGGATCAAAATTATTACCTCTTGTATATACTTTACTTTTAAAGGTCATATCAGCAATCGTAGAAATAAAGAAATCATAAAGTTCTGTGATAGATTGATCTTGATCGGAGGGAATTAACTGTTTCTTTGCTTCTGAACCTTGCTCGTTCCACCATTCTAATGTTTTCTTATCAATAACACGATTATGATTTTTTACTTGATCTTGAACATCAAACTTAATAATCTTTGCAGATTCTACTAATTCATCAAATGAATATCCGTTGCCGGAAGTAAAATTATCTTCTGAAAACTTAAGAGCAGCTAACGAAACTACAACACAATTATATCTATTTGTAGATAATGTTTCAAAGTCAAAAATAATTGAATTAGACATCTTTAGCCCCATCTATCTGTTTTTGAATTACACGTTCTGGTAAAGAACATATCCAATAATATGAAAACCAAAAAATAATATTATAAACTATAATTTCTATATTCATTGAAACTCCACATTTGCCATAAGTTCTGTCATACAAGCCACAACATTAAGTTCGTGATCTGCTACAAATGCATTCTTATATTGATAGTCGGCTAGAATGAGAACTACTTGAGGAATAGATTGTGGTTTTACAGAATCAGACATTCTATCATAGATTCCTCTAAAGATAGAAGATGCATCGGTATCAATATTATTTACGACCCATGAGCGCATTTTCTTAAAATCTTTTGCTTTTAGAAAATCCATAAGACTCTTAAAAGATTGGTCTCCAATATTAACAAGAATACCGGAATCAATCTTACCACCAATAGAATATCTTTGCGCTTCATTTAAAATACGGCGCCAGTCTGGGCCATATTTCATAATGAGTTCAGCAAGAACTTTATTCTCAAATTCTACATTCTCAGATTTAAGAATATTCTGAAGTCTAGCCATCATTTGAGCAGCTAGTGGTGCCATATCTTTTTTAGAAGTATTGAATTCATACACAGAACACCGTGAATGAAGTGGTTCAATAATTCTATTTTTAAAATTACAGGTAAGAATAAATCTACAGTTATTAGAAAATTCTTCTATAAAACCCCGCAAGGCGGGTTGGGTGCTCTGGGGATTTAAGTAATCAGCTTCATCAAGAATAACTACTTTATACCCACCTTGCAGGGAGACAGAAGATGCAAATTGTTTAATCTTAGTTCTAAGAGTATCAATATTACCTTCTTCTGAACCGTTAACCAAAATATAATCAAGATCCAATTCGTTACATAACGCTTTGGCTACGGTTGTCTTACCAAGACCGGCAGTACCAGAAAAGAGCATATTTGGCAGCTCTCCGGTCTTGATAATATTCTTAAAAATTGTTTTTAGATTAGGTGTTAGGATAGTATCTTCAATAGTCGCTGGGCGGTATTTTTCCACCCATAAAAAATCATTATTCATAATATAGTTTTATCCTTAAGAATTAATCTTCAGCTTGTTCTTGCTTCCAGCTTTCTACGATTTGAACACCTTGTGTACATTGATCACGTAAGTTTCCGATAGTGGAAAGTTCTTCACCACGAAAACCACCTCTCTGAGTAATAGTATCAATAATAGCAATAGAGCTACGAGAAACTTGGTTTAGTAATTCCATTGCACGTTTTGTATCTTCATTATCAGACATTTATTATTCTCCGTATGTTGATGTCTTTTCAAGAGCGATCCAATACATAAGATCACTTCCTGATTTAGTAAATTTTGAAATTAATTTTGAAGAAATCTCTACTTCATAATCTCCTTGGTCAATCTTTAAATTAGAAATATTAAAGACAAAGTTGTATTTATCACTGGATGAACTACCTTCCACATCAATAGAGAAACTATTTGCTGTAGAATTTTCGGAAGATGTAACAGTTAAACTTACTGCAGATCCGCTAGGTGAGACATGAAGTTCACTGTGACCAAGAGCTGAAGCTGCTCGCTTAACTTTACCAAGAGTATCTCCATCAAGAGTAAATCTTACATCAGTATCCGGCATCTTCACTTCTTTAGATGGTGTTGTAAGCATTTCGGTATCAGAATAAAAATACTTTACTTTTGATCTACCAGTAGAATCACCAATGATAACATAATTTTCTTCAAAGTTAAGACGAGGCGAGTCAACTAAACCTAAAACACCTAGAAATTCATTTAGATCATAAACTCCAAATGTTTTTGGAAAACTTTCCTTAATCTCTGCTTTTGAAAGAATATTCTTTGCTTCAGAAATAGTCTGAAGCGTACTACCTTCATTAATAACTAGATTAGAATTTACCGAAGCATAATTCTTTAAAATTGAAAGTGTAGAGTCACTAAGTTCCATTATATCTATTTCTCCGTTTCATAAAATATAGTTAATTATATCATATATTGTTAATGTTGTAAACATATTAGTTTATTAATTCTTCTAATATTTCTAAACAAACTTTACTATCGTCCGCTATAGTTCCGGTTTTTATAGCAGATTTTACACACTGCCGAGTAAAATCAAGACCGTGTCTATTGCCAGATTTATCCATTCCAGTGTTTATTAAATATACATTACAGTTATTTGCGTGTATCTTCTGCATTAGAAGATCACTATATTCACTTACCTTTCTAGGCATGAACGGCGAACCATAACAGGGGCTAAATATTTTCTTAATTTCATTAGTACCGGCTTCAGTTCCTGGCATCTGGCTTGTATAACCAGTCTCAAAGAATCTCCTAATAGTACCGTTTGTAATTTTACTTACCGCTGGAAACTTTCCAGTTACATCCATGGTTAAGAAAAATATATTATCTGGATGAGTAAAATTTTTATTTCCATGATATGCATTCTCAACCGAAGTGATTGGATAACTTAATCTGGCATTTGGAACACCTGGATTTTCTACTACCAGACAGTCTTTATTTCTAGCATCTTCAACTGCATAAAAGATTGTAGGATGTGTCTCTGGGCTAAGGCCTTCACTCTTAGCATAGCAACCCGTTTCTACCATGCGAATACCATCTTGAGCCCAATAAACTTCATCATCACTAATTAATTTATAGTCGGGATCACTACTTAATGTGGTCTTACCTGTACCGCTTAATCCAAACATTAGATTAGTTGTATTATCATAAGTAAAAGCACTACAATGCATAGGTAAAGTACCGTTTACTGGTAATTCAAAACTTATAATACTAAACACGCCTTTTTTAATTTCACCAAGAAATGTAGTACCACCAATTAACATAACACATTCATCTAAATGGACATAAATATATGGGTTATCTACCACCATTTCAGTATTATGAATAATTGTCCAATCAGCAGTATATTGTAAAGGATTATCTACTACTGGAAACATATTACGAACAAACTGGGCGTGTCTATCATCATTAGTCTCTACACGAAAGCACATTCCAGCAGCATAAAAAACAAGATTATGCGAATAATCCATTAGATCCATACGCATATGCATTACTTTATAATCTTCTTCATTACCTATTTTATTATACTTGGGTCGATCAAGATCAAGATATTTTGTTTTAGAGCCAAAGAAATATTTATTTTCTGGGCTTCTACCTGTAGGTTCTGTTGTTATTTTGATATTAGGCATTATGCCACCATCTTACTAAAGTTTTTTTCTTTCTTAAACTCCAGCTTTTCTTCAAATTTTCCATCAAGTATTTCTCCTTTATGAGAGATTACGAACACATTTGTATTATCATCAAGAGTATGTAAAATTTTCATTAGATTATCAACACCATCATGATCCAAAGATGAATCAAAGGTTTCATCTAATATGAGTAAATTAGTGGCTACAGAATTTTTCATCTTAGCAATCATGCGCCAAGTAAACAATAGAGCCAGATCAATTCTTTGCTTCTCTCCTTCTGAGAAAGAATCATATGAGAAGGCATCTCTATGACGTGATCTAATAGTTTCTTGAAAGCTTTCATCTAAATTAAAGTGCACAAAGAAATCAAGAACTTGAAGATATTGATTTACTAATTTATTAATTACGGGAATGTATTGTTTAATAACTTTTGTTTTAATACCCGTATCTTTTAACATTTCAGCCATAACAGTATTATATGAATATTCTTCATTAAGAGTTAATTTGTGCTCCATTAACTCGTTTCTTTCTTCATTCATAGTATGAAGTTCTTCGTTAGCTTCTCCTATATCACCTTCTCTGGAGCTAAGTCTCTGTATATCTAAATTTAAACCATCGATATGTTTTTGATGCGAGCTTATAAGTTTATTATTGGTATTAATTAAATTATTATTATCTTTAACTTCTTCAGCTTTATTGTTCCATTCGTCTATTAAAGCTGCTACATCATTAGCTTCCGATTGTATTCTTTCAAGGGTTTCTTTAGTTTGTAGTGCTTTTTGCTTACATTCGTGTATTTTCCTCTTTTTAAAATCTGGTTCGATTTCTTGTGAACAGGTCGGACAGGTGTCATTCTGTTCATAAAATTTAGAATCGCCAACGATTGTTTTAATTTCTGATGTGGCACTGGCCTTATCTTGTAAAATGATTTGTTTTTTATTATTTGCTTCTTTAAGTTGCTTTGATACCTCTTCGGCATTTGCTTCATTAAAAGCGCTACATTCGGCATTACTATTATGTAATTGCTTGATTTCACTTTCGACCTCTGAGATTTTTTTCTTTTTATCATTAATCTCATCCTCATTAATCTGTGTAATATCTCTAATATATTTTCTTTGAGACTCTAGTTTATTCTTTAGAATGTCAAGCTGATATGCATTATCTTTCAGCTTTTCTTTTAGTGTGCTATTCTTTTCTTTTATCAAAGTATTCATCTTTGAAAACACATTAATGTCCAGAAGATCCTCGATAACATCTCTTCTATGCTGTGCTGGTAGTTGCATAAAAGGAATAAAAGATGAAGAACCTAGCACAACAATTTGATGAAAGCTTTTATGATTTAGCTTAATAATATTTTGCTCAAGGACCTTCTGGTACTCTTTGGCATGAGAAGATTGATTAATCATCACGCCGTTTTTCCATATTTCAAATATTTGTGGCTTTATACCACGAACAACCTTGAAGAGTGCTTTACCTATAATAAATTCAACCTCTACAATACTATCTTTATTATTAATAGTATTAACTAACTGAGGTTTATTAATATTACGATGCGGCTTACCAAATAGCGCAAAGGAAAGAGCATCAAGAATAGTTGACTTTCCTGCACCGTTTTGACCTACTATAAGAGTTGATTTTGTTCTGTTAAGACTAATAGTTGTCCAATTATTACCAGTCGATAAAAAGTTTTTATATCGAATAGATTTAAAAATAATCATTCTTTTTGCCTTATTTGTTTCTTAGATTTCTGTCTATCTTTTTTCTTGGCTGCTTTCTTATAAGCTTTTTCCCATTTCTTAGATAGGCAGTGTATTCTTTCTTGTTTGGGCACTAAACTATTTCCATTGATTGTGCTTCTGTAAGAAGTTTTCTCATATTTACTTTTATTTTATCTTTATCCAGATCCGTGTCAACTGCATCAACATAACTATCTAATAGAATTTCAGTATCTTCCATTGATATACTTTCATCTTCGACATTCTCTCCAATAAACTCATTAAAGTTTTCTGCAATCTTTAGTTCATGAATCTTTCTATTCTGTATTCTATCAACTAAACGATCAAATGTAAAGAGGTCAGACTTATTAATTACAACTATTTTTACAAATTTATGATCTAAATGGTCCACATTAAAGTCTGAATAGCTTTGTCTGGAATCATCATACACAATCTTTTCATATAGTGTGTATGGATTTCTAATCGCTTCCATTTCACGAGTCTCTGTATCTATTACGTGGAAATGTTTATTATCATGAGCATCAGACCAAAAGAATTCCATCTGCGTGCCTAGATATGTAATATTATCTTTTACTGATTTAGTGTGAAAATGCCCAGATAAAACTTTCTCAAAACGTGAGAAAAGTTTATGATCCATACCATGTTTATTTTCTATGCCTCTCATCATCTCAAATCCACTTAATTCAAGATGACCACCTAACCAGTCTGCTTTACAGTTCTTAATAAACTCCATAGACTTATCGTGATTTTCTTGAGTGATCCAAGGTAACATTGCTATCTTAAGAGAATCATATTCCAGAACACGAGGTTCCATAATAATATTAATTTCGTTCATAAAATGACCTAAGAGTTCTTTTAGACTATTTAAATCATTTGTATTCTTATAGTAGGTATCATGGTTACCAGGTATAATATCCATAGACATCCCATAGTCACGAAGGTGTGACAGAAAATGTTTACGGTTGTGATTTAAAGCTCTGAAATTAATAAACTTACGATTATCATAATAATCACCAAGATGAATAATTTGCTTAATATCATGTTCTTTACAATACGGGAAAAAGATGTTTTCATAAAAATCTGCTGCGTTATTTAAAAACACATCAGAGCTATTTCTGATACCACAGTGAGTATCATTCAATACTGCTATTTTCATTATATATTATTCCAAAAAGTCAGATAGATCTGAATCTACGTTAACGGCTCTTTTCTTTCTATTTTTTGTTTCTTTTGAAAAAGTTTTAATTTCTGTATCATAAGCTTTTACTTTATCAATTCTATCTTTAAGTGTATCAATAAAGTGGTTAGCTACTTGAGATGATGCATCATCAGTACCAAGTTCTGTAACAAGAAAAGCATCAATCCCAGATTGTGCTAAATATTTTTCTTTAATCTCTTGCTGTTTCTTTTCTTTAGTAATTCTACGCAAGAAAGCATACCAAATGATCTGAGTAAAATAAGCAAAGGCATTTGGCTTACCTGTTCTAGTTGTAGCATTAATATTATAATTTTCTATAGCTTTCAGACAATTTTCTACCGCATCCATAACCATTTCTTCTCGATATGTATACCGAATAAAATTAGACTTGTGAGATAAATTTTCTGCTATCTGAAGAAAACTACGAGCAATATAGTCAGGTACTACTGGAAGTTTTTCTTCGGTTTCT